TTCAGCAGTTAATGATTGGTCAATCTTGTATAGCTCAGTAAGCGGTAGTGTTTTAATCTCACCCCAATAAAAACAATCTTTGAAGTATGGGTCTTCAGTATAACTATATACAATGTTTGCAGGGTCTACGTATGAAATCTTAACGCCTGTTCCCTGTAAAAACTCGTGCTTACAAACAGCTATACCCAATACGGTACTGTCGTAGTCAATCCTTTTACGGGTGTCTTGATAGTGATTCGAGTCAAAGATTGTGTTGATTGCCTCTTCTTCAGCTATCTCAATAGCAGGTTTGTAGTTAATCTGCATATACAATGACAACTCATCATCGCTCTCGGGCAACTCGTCAGGCTCAACCATAAATGGATTAGCTCCTGTCAGTTGTTGAATCTTCTCGAGAACAGGCTTACCTGCCATCTGAGTTTCAATCATCTCCTGATACTTGCTGCGCTTAGATTGAGACATAGCATCTTGTGAGTACGCCTTTATCTTGAACATACGGTCTGACATACCGTTAACCACAATATCTACAAACTTTGGTATAATAGGAACAGGTGTCCAATCTAAATTGAGGTAAGATAAATCACCGTCAATGGCTAATTCGTTTTTGTATTTACCCGTGCCTTGTTCTCCACGAGCATAAAGACGGAGCCTATGGAACTCGCGCCATTGATTATAGTATCTACAAGAGCTTCCATCTTTTCTGAACCATTCATATTGAATAGCTTGCCCAACCTGAAGACCAAATGCGTCTGATTCTTTTTCCGCATCAGTATCAAACTGACTTGGGAAGCTTGTAGACAGTATGTTGATTTCTATATTTCTCATTGAATCAATTGGCTTGTATTTCCGTCATTCTTGTACCTTGCGAAGTTAATGCTTATTTTGGATTCTTTTTTCTCAGGCATATAAAGATGTTTTTGATTAGCCATTACAGTTAGGCCCGAGCTTATAGAGGCATCGAACTTCGTTCTGTCATTGATATCAAACTTAGCCCAATCCTCAAGAGTCCTTGTAAACAACATAGACCCCATCTCTTCAGGGTCCCTATATGTTCCCGACAAGTCCATTCCAATAAACTTCTCAATGTATGACTCTATCGCAGAAGCGTGAGCCTGCTTTACATCTTCAGATGAGTTCGGTATCCCTCCAAGTTCTCGCTCAGTCTTAGACAACTTAGCGTATTGCTTGTCGGGCCTGTTCATGCAGAACCCACGATACCCCCTATTCTTAAAGTGATATAGAAGGCGAGGCTTGTTGTTCTCTGCCAAGATAGGCATACCGTAAAACACACAGGCCATAAGCACCTCTTCAAAAAATATCTCAGCCGTTTGTGGTCGAGCAATGTATTCCAAGAAGAACTCATTAACAGGGGCCTCGTCCATATGAAACTTAGTCATTCCGTGAAGAGAACCGTTTGACCCCCTGCCATCTACAACAGCAGAGATATCGTAGGAGTCACATCCAAATGAGCCAATGTGCTCATTGCCGGGAAACTTAATGCCATTGCGCAGGTGCACATTGTTTTGTATCTGCTTTGGAGGAACCCAAGTAATTGAAAAACGCCCATTTTTATCAGGCATAAATATGACCTGAGTATCTTTGATTCCGTCCTTCCACATAAAACTACCACGAGTTACGTGTTGGCCTATTATCAAAGAGTCATTGTAGTCAATCTGCTGATATATCTTAGTTAGGTTAAACAGGGCTTGCTTACTCTCATCACGAAAAGCGTGAGACTCTGTCCTTGGGAACTGACGATAAAACTCATTGAGTGCATCCGAGTCGTGCTTTAATGAATCAACCTCGGCCTCCCAATAATCTATCGCTCCATTAGCAATTAAATTGCCGTCTACTCCTCTTGTTTTTTCTTCAGGCTTTCTAAATACAGGCATCCCGTGTATATCAATAAACCCTTCCATGTTCCACTCCATTGGAATAAACAACGAGTACATCCCACTCTTGGTCTGTCCATTGCCGTTTCGTATCCCTATGAGAGAATCTTCATATAGTTTTTTGAAGTTGTCACCTCCCTTACTCAAAGCATTTGAGGTAGAACCCATCATGCACTTACCAATTATCTTGCTACCTAATCGCAAACAAGTCTTGGTGACACGCCAATTGTTTAGGATATTGTTTGGCTTAACCCACTTACCTGATTCATCGTGAGCTAACAAAGCTAATTTCTCACCGTCATAGGAGTTCTCTTCAGTGTTCTTCCAATCTATAGTGGTGTCCAATCCCTCTATCTCATTATCAGAAGACTCATACATATTCTTTTTTGTAATCTTAGACGCGGGTACGCGGAATGCCAACTCAGTCTTTGGCTTGTCCATACCGTCCATAACAGGTTTGAAAAAGAAAGGCAACCTGCTATTGATAGGTACAACCTTGTCGGTGAACATCTTCTTTGCATCCGCACCCGTCTTAGACAGTATGCCCACACGCGCATCACGAGCAAGAGTGCCGATGTTTATGCACTCTGACGATGCCATAAAAGAAAATCCCGAGCGCCTAATCTTCAGGTATATCATACCAAAAGACCTTGGGTCTGCCCTGCACGCTTCCCAAAATAAAAAGAAAATTCGATTAGCCTCCCTAAAGTCAGGGTATCCAACGTCAATGCTTGACCACTGAAGGTACATATAGTGAGCGCCTGTAATGTAACAAAGCTTCCCATTGTTCATAAACCAAAAGCCTTCCTCCCTATAGTCAAACTCCTTTTCGATATAGTCAACCCATCGAGCCTTAAACTCCTTTGGCTTTTCATTCCACTGAAAAATAGATTGAATCTTTGCAAGGTCACTTGGCAACTCGTGCCTTTCCCAATACTGCTCAGATGGCTTTGAGTGTCTTTGAAGACACTCTTTTGGTGAGATAGGTAAGGCGATGTTAAGACCTGACACATTTATTATCTGACCTATCTGACCTGTCTTGGAGATTACTACGATGTCATACTTCTCGTTATAGCCATACGCCCAACTCTTCGCCTTGTTTTTATTTAAAACTACAGCGTTGGGGATTAGGTCACGTACCGTAAAATACAATGAGTTATTTAGACCTTCGTTCTGCAAATCCTTGCTTTGTTTCTGTTTTACTTGCCGTTCCGTTAATTGCATTTAGGCTTTCCCTTTCTGCATCTATCCTGTTAAGTATCTCAAAAGCATCAAAGATTGCTAATCTTTTTGTTGCCGCTGCATTTTTTAATCTGTCAGCGGCTAACTCGTCCTCGCTATCGGGCTTGATGATGTCTTCTTCCGCAACCCTTATTAGTTGGTGAACAGCTTTTTCAGCAGCCGCAATAATTTTTAATTTTATCTCCCTGCTATCCATATCACTTCTCTTCTAAAAAGATTACCTGAATCAAACGGGCCTCATTACCTTCTCCAAAGTTCTCATAGATGTTACGTGAATGAGGAGCGTCTGAGTTAAACGCAATCATTCGATTGAACTTTGAGTACACAGTACACAACGGCTTTTTGTTGTCGTCATATATTGTCGTACCGTCATTCTCAGGATGAGTCTCATTGAGATACAGGATAACAGTAACGTCAGCCATCTTCTCATCAGAATGAATAAAGTTTGGTTCTTCTTGATTCAAGGGAGACTTGCGTACAAAGTTCCATTTCACAATGTGATTAGGAAACATTATTGATACAGTGCGAGAAAACTCATCGTCATCTCTTGGTTGTATGTTTTTAAACGTAACCTCTCCATCAGCTATATCTTGAAAGTCATATTTAAAAATATCTTCAACATATGCTTTAGGGTCTCTGATTACGCTGTCAAGTGATAATAGGTTCATAGCTTAATTGTTATTTGATGGTCGTAGATTCGGTATAGCTTCTCATCATCCACGATAAACTCATATTCAGTATCAGGAGCAAAGCATACGAGGTCTCCCGCGTTTACTCCCTGACTAGAAAGGTAGGCGTTTGGATATTTCATTATCCCCATCAATGGCTCCTCAGAGAAAGGCTTCTTGATATATGACTCAGTAGCGGGGATAGGCTTTACAAAACAATACCTATCATAGGAATGCCAAGTATCGCCTTTTTTGTACATGAAGAATTGCTCAAAATCTACAAGAAAGATATCCTCTCTAAAAAAGCTATGACCGCTTTTTCGATTACCCTTAATGTCATTGTAAAACTTGAATACATTGTGATGCACAAGCAGTGTATCTCCGGGAGCAATTGGTCCCGAATATCCCAAGGGGGTCTCAACAACCTCAGCATATCTGTTGGAGAATTTATGGTCCTCCTCTGAGGTACTTAGTATAAACTCTACTCCACCTATGTCCTTTGTGTTGTCGTAACGCTTCCCCTTTAATGGCTTTGCCATAAAGCAGAATGGTGACTTCATCAAAAATCTATATTAAATTCGATTGAAATTGGAATGGTTGAGGTGAACTCTTTCCAAAGCACCACCTCTTGTTTTTCATTTATGATGTAAATCTGTACTGATTGACGGTCTTGATAATATCGTATATGGCGTATCTCATTACTACTACCAAGCACTTTCTGCCCGACAATGTAATGCATTGCGCCTCCCTTGTAATCGGGACCAACGGATATCTTTCTAATGTCCACGATTAACGAACTCTGTTTACGGTAACAATTGTAGAAGGAGTGGCGGGATGCGGAGCAGCTGCTACATCTGCAAGAATAGTTAGGTTGTTGCTGTTCTGAGTCCACATAACTTGAAGCACATCACCGGGGTTTAATTGCACAAAATAGTTCCAAGCAGCTATACTATAACTATTTGCTTGCATTGTTACGCTTGTGTTTGAGTTAGCAATATCGCTTCCGTTTTTACGGAACCATATATCAGCCTCAGCACCACCTGCTCCATTACGAAGCTGAGCGGAAAATTGTATGTCGTAATAACCCGCTGTAGTTACTTCAATTTGAGTTCTGTTGGCCGACCCGTCAACAGTCACAGAAACACCAAGCCCTACAATGTCATCGTTTCCAAACTTCATAGGACGAGCAATTCCAACTGTAGTAGTTTGAGTTGTTGTATCATAAAAGGAACCAATCTGATTTTTGTCCTGCCATTCAATCCCAAGACCTGAGCCAAGAGATACAAGCACTTGACCTGTCAATCCAAAAGCCGCTGTAGAATCTTTAATTTGAGCAGGCTCCATATAGGCACTAGCATTTGTCTGACTTATATATGCATTGGCTCCTGTTTGAAGAATATATGCATTAGCTCCTGATTGAAAAATATATGCATCTGCTCCTGTTTGTTGAAAGTAAGAAAGTATTCCTGTCTGACTTATATATGCATTAGCTCCTGTTTGAAGAATAAGTGCATTTGCGCCTTGTTGATAAATATATGCGCCTGCTCCCTGTTGTTCGATATAAGCACTTGCTCCTGTTTGTCGAATTATAGCAGTAGCGCCTGTTTGTTGAAATATATTAGAAGGGCCTGCCTGTTCAATAATGGCACTTGCTCCTGTTTGAGTAATCAATGCAGTTACGCCTTGTTGCTCAATAAAAGAAGCTGCCCCTATTTGACGAATAAAAGCATTACCTCCTGATTGATAAATAGACGCTCCTAATCCTGTCTGTGCAATAAAAGAACTTGCTCCTTGTTGCTCAATGTAAGAGTTTGCTCCTGTTTGACGGAAAAGCGAATTAGCGCCTGTCATGTCAAAGATATTATTTCCTCCCGTTAAGCTCATGTCTTGGTCGGCACTGTTGCTTGTATCAAGAACTAGCTGAAGGGGTACGCCAATGGAAGACGCATTAATCCATTGAGTCCCTGTAACGGTAGATGACAATACCTGTCCTACAGTCCCCGGAACCCCCGCCCCATCAAGAAGCGCATCATCAAGATAAACAGGACCAAAAAAGTCCCCTCCTCCTGAAGAAAGGGTAAATGTCCCTAAGTTAACATTCGCAGTAGCTCCTGTATATGGCACGTACACACCCAAAGACCCAATCAATCCGAGAATATCAGATATCATAAAGTTCTTTGTAGCATTGTTATCAGTCACCTCTGTCCCGATAAGCATATCGGGAAGAGTAGGGGTTGATACGTTAGGGTATGTACTAATTTTTGCCATTGTTACGAGTCTTGTTTTTGAGTTACCTCACCTGTTTGGATGTTAATCACAGAATCCTTACCATATTTTTCAATAAGCATCTTCTCATGCTGAGAAAATTCAGACTTCATAGCATCAATGTGGCGTATCAATCCTTGCTTCTGCAATTCGATATCACCAATAGCCATCTTTGCCTTTGTGAAATCCGAGTTCATTTCCTGAATCTTAGTCAATTCCTGCTCAGTAATAAAAGTTTGTTCCATTTGATTTGATTTTTGTTATTGGACAAAGATAAGCGTTTTTGCTTACTAAACATTACGCCTTATAGCACTACCAAAATAGTAACCGAAGATAGATAGCACCACACCCTCGGTAATACCAATGAGATGTATCCATATCTCTTTGTTTTCCTCAGGTATTCTTAGAAAAGCTATAGCATACACGATAAAACAAAACGCTGATAGCCCTATTATTCCTGTAACGTAGAAAAGAAAGTCAAACTTACCGTGTGATGAAAGCTCAATCTCACGTTTACGGGCAGAATCCCTATCAGCCACCTCCAACTCCATCATCCTGACCAACTCACCATCAAGCATATCCTTTTCTTCCCGAGTTAAATCCTCAGAAAGGTTGATAAGGTTTTTGGCTACGCCTAAAACACCACCACTTGGCAGCAAATCACCTACAATGTCTAATACTTTGGGGGATTTTTCCTTTAAAAACTTTCCGACTCGAGTGTCTTTGAACTTTTTCTTGTCTTCCATTACTCTTTTATTTCAAAATGCATCCAATCAAAGTTTTTCTCTCTACCCAACGAGATAAATCCGTGCTTATAGAAGATATCTATCATAGTCTTGTACTCGGGCTTTCCAAATCGAGCAGTTGCCTTTGTTTCGCTAAGAGTATTTCTTGCAGGGTCTAAGTCAATAGCAATTCCCCAAGAGTGTAATGACCAAGCAGAGCCTGTTCTCATCTTGCGATAGTTAAAGCAACCACCAAAAAGGTCGATGCCCAACTCTTTTATACGCTCGTACCCATAATGAAAGAGCAAATCCTCAAAAACCGCTGTAAAATTTGCAACTACTAACTTGTGACATCGCATCTTTGTTACAATGGTTTCCTTATCCCAAGCAAGACGCATAGGATAGGGCAGCTTTACAGTAACTAAGTATCCCTCTCCCGTTACATTAGGAGCACCATACTTCTTTACTATCTGCCCTGTTGTCATCGTCCTTGTCCTTTATATTTTTTCTTATACAACTTGCTTGACTTTAGCCCACTTGACTGAGTCTTTGCGTGAATACCTTTTCTTCTAATCTTTATGTCAGCCTTGGTCGTTGTTGATGTCTGCTTTGCCATCTTTTTTGAATTTATTTATCTCGTTGACCGTCCTTACCACGGTGTATGCAATCGTAGCAAAAAACAAAACAGATTGCAGAGTGTCGTTCATATCTTGAATCTTAGCTAAGACCATACACATAGTATTAGCGCCCAACACCTTTATATCGTCTAAACGCACCATCTTGTTTTGCTTTTTCTCAATAAGATATTTACTATACGCTAATACCGTTTGATATTATCAGCTTTTTTCGAGACGCTACACCAACAGGTGGGGGAGGAGTGGGCGTAGATACCCCTGTTAATTGATACAGACCTTGACCACACTCCATATCACAGTATATCCCATAACCGCCAAGGCCAAGGTTATAAACAGCTGTCGGCTCCCACCTTGCAACTAAGGTGGCAATGGTTCTTGGGAAAGGAGTTATAGTAACTGCCGTGTTTCCCCCAAAAGTTATCTCAGTATCAGTACTAATGTCATAAGAATACCGAACACAAGTCTCATTGTTTACGACAAACGATACATCTGAAAGACTTCCAACTTGTACACTACCAAATGCAAGCGGCAATGTATTGTTAGCTATTGTAATGCTATCTTGAATGTCTAACTCAGTTACATCATACGTAAAAGTTTGCGCTCCGAAAGGAACAAAGTTAAATCCAATTTTAAATTGGTCAATATTTCCTACAATACCCGATGGGATAATGTCAAAGTTAACAAGAACAGAAGTGTTTACAGTATATGGAAAAGTTGGCGGTGAACCGTCAAAGGTTAAATTAACCACAGTAATGCTTGCCTCAGTAATGTCAATACTGTCTAATGTATCATTAGAATCCGAAGTAAGATTCCCCAAAATCGGGACGCTAACGCATTGCGCATATACACCATTTGTATTTGGTGATATCTGCAAGTCATTTGCGCCCGGGTTAAGGTTTAAAGTAAGAGCCATATTACCAAAGACCTATTATGTTGGTAGCAGTTGTGCCTGTGGCGAATACTCTTATTACCTGAACAGGAAAGAATCCCGCAGCAACAGCAACAAAAGTGACTGTATCATCACCCGTAGTTAAAACTCTTACGTTACCCGCTGTTCCAATGTACAGAAGACAACCAACACTACCAAGAGAGTCCTCGTCTACATTAACCCAAGGCGGGACAATATTCTTTGTATCACTTGTAATTATAGGTGCAGCCCTATTTGCTTGTAGTTTTTGTGCGCTCATTTCTCTTTGTTATTATATGGGAACATTTCGTTTAGTGTCTCTTGACGCTTGGGACAACCACAGTCGGCTCCTGTCGCGTCAGCAATTGCATCAACAACCTTCTTAATCCCTGTGGCTTTAGTTATCTTGGCAATAGTATCACCAAGTCCACGGCTCTCTCCTAAGTAAGTAATCTTCATAACTGCTCAGTGCAAATGTACTAATTTATTTTGGAAACTTTTCCGCCCATTCCAACACGAGACTTCTCAGCTTTCTTGGAAGCCAACTGAGATGGCATATTACTTCTTTTTCTTTTTAACGACCTCGCTAACATTTCCCTTGAGAAACTTCATAGCGCCATCTAAAGATTTCTTAGACTCGTACTGAGCCGCCTTCTTCATTGCCTGTTTCATCAGTATTTACCTTTTCGATTAGAAGGATTTGATGTTGTCGCTCCACCTGAGCCTGCCCACAAATGTTTGCAAGCCCAATAACGCGGAGTCAACTTATCAGTGGCCGTACTACACTCGTGACGAGCCTTAAAACTTTTACGAGCTGCGGCTGAATAATTGTTGCCGTAGCCCTTTGCCCCAAAGTGGAGGAGTTTCTCCTCCCCATTGGAACAACCTTTAACCATCATCTTCTTACCCGGTCTATCCGAGGGAACAGGACGGTTACAACTCATCTTTGACTTATTAGCCATTAAGAGGGTGTTTGAAATCACGACTCGGATAACCCGTATCTTGATTCTGAACCTTAGGAGTTTCAACAATAGGAGTCTCCTCTACAGCAACCTTTGCTGAAGGCGTAGTCTCCTCTACAGTATTTTCAATTAGACCTGACTTCTTTCCCATGTTATTTCTTTTTCATCATTTTTTTAACTTTCGATTTGCCGTTAAGCATTCCACCTGATACGCCTGCTGACTTTACATCGGCAGAAGCTGCACCGTTTTTGGAAGTGGTCTTAACTGAGCCACCACCGCTTGGCATCTGCATACGTGATGATGCAGGAAGATTTGGAGTTGATTTCATTTTTTCTTTTTATTTTTTGGTTTTAAATATTGATTCACATCTTGGTCACCCAAGATAGCCGTTAATCCCTTTAAGCCTTTAATCCTCGTGTTTGATTGAGTCATGCCACTCTTTCTCCCGAACGCACTGTCGAGGGTGTAGTTTAGATTTATGTCAGAAGATTTTCTTGCCATATTATTTGCTTTTAAGAACTACAGTTTCTGACCCTTTTTTTACTGTGCGAATTACCTGACCCGGCTTTTTATAGTCGTCATATTTTTTTTGCACTTCCTTTTTCTCGGCCCTTACTTCTTTAGCAAACTCTCTTCCCTTAGGAGAATATCCATCCAACATCATCCCACCTTGGCCATCGCTTTTATACATGGGCGCATATCCGCGCTCTTGCATCATGCGTATCTGCTCGTTTTGTTTCTCTTGAAAACGCATTGGGATGTTACTCATTCTTTCGTTCATTGGCGCTTTAGGAACATTCATATTTACTCGCGTAGCGTCAGCAGCCGCTGTGTTATTAGCTACAGTCTTTAATGGGTCACCTGTTCTTTTCATCTCTTTTGGATTTGTACAAATGTAATCAAAATAACTTTTTCACGGATGTCGTGTCCGAAGACAACTTTGGAACAGAAGCCTTAGGCACATAAGAATCAGGATACGCACTCTGATGCTTCTTCTTTGCAGTGCTGCTATCCGATGAGGACTTGTATCCCGTAGTCTCAGACCCGTACTTGAACATCTTAGTCTCAGAGTCCTGAGTGAGTTTGCAGTCAGGACAAGGAGCTGCTGATTTATTTCGATTGGTAAGTAGTGACATATGTTTTGCTTATTGAGTTATTTTCCACTGCTGCTTCTCTTTGTCATAGTACCTTGTACCTGTCTGCTTCTGACCTGTAGACTTTTTTTGGTCAGCCTGCATCACAGGAGCGGAGGGTCTGCCCTTAGGCTCAGTAACAGGCTTAGGCGTTGGTACAATCTCTCGCGTTGGCTTCTTGTTCCTGTTCACCGTATAAGCGCCTGTAAGTTTTCCCTTCTCATCCACCTCAGGTATGTATCCCGCCTTTGCCATGCGCTCAGTCTTCTCATCAGTCATGTTCCGTCTTGAATTAACGCCAAAGTCAACCTTCTCCTTTGTGACATATACCTCGCCCGGCTTAGCAGTCTCGGGCTTCTTAGGAGGCTCAGGTTCCGCTTTCCTTATTTTTCTGCCCGTTAGTAAAGACATATCCTGTAATTTTGTTTTACAAATGTAATCAAATCTAATCAAATGAAAAAAACCGCCCCCGATTATCTAAAGTATTGGCGCGTAATTAGATACTTTGTCAAGGCAAAGTATAAGCTGACTCAAGCCGACCTTGATATTATCCTTTTCCTCTACTCTGAAAAATACTTTGACAAGAGTAAGTTTGATGAGTTTGATGAACTCCTTAGTTGGGACGTGAAGAGATTCAATCGACTACTCAAAGAAGGTTGGATTCAATCGTTTAGAAAAAAAGTGAATAACAGACGTGCCGTATACCAACTCTCATACAAAGGCTCAAGGATGGTACACTCAATATACCAAAAACTAAACGGGGAAGAAATCCCCGTTAGTAATAATACCAATCCTATGTTCCTGCGCAAAGTAAACTACTCAGACAAGGTGTATAGAAATATGATTAAAGAGATGAATGCAGCTACTCGACAACAACGACATCAGACTCCCGAATGATGGTGTACTGACCATCCTCAATAATCATCGCAAAGCTGTGCGCCTTGTCAAAATAAATCTTGTCACCCTTCTTTATGTTGGTCACCTCAGTGCCCGGCTCAACCACAACGCCACGCTTGTAGCGAAACTGATTTACGTCCTCTCCCGATAAGATTAATCCTGACTCAGTCTTAACCTCTTCCTCTGTCGGAACAACGACAATGTATTTTCCTATTGGTTTCATTTTATTAAATCATATCAGCGCACCATATCGGAGTACCCTCCCCCACGTATGCACCCTTCACGTTATACTCAAAATATTCAATCGCATCTATTAGTGTCATCTCATGCTCCTCTTGCAAAATGTCAACGCACTTCAACTCAGAGTAGATAAGACGCATACTGCTCTCGTCAACACCAATGATGGCATCATCAAAGCCGTTAGCTTTCAAGAACACGTCCTCAGGATAGGTCTCAATTATTCTGTCAATCATATCATGCCCTCCTCTTTACCAACAGCCTCATAGCTACGGGCCATCGTGATAATCGCATTAGTACTCAAAATAGTTGTAGCAACACTCACAGCGTTTTGAAGAGCACTACGAGTCACCTTCATCGGGTCAACAACACCCATCTCAATGAGGTTCCCCATCATACCCGTCTTCAAGTTATACCCATCGCCTAACGGTACACCGCCATTGTAGATGTTTGTCACGCACAGACCCGCGTTCTCAAGAATCTGAGTAAGAGGAGCCTCAAGTGCCGACTGCATAATCTTGATGGCAGCCCTGTACTCATCACTCGAGTCGTCCGACAAGAACTCGTTTAGGTTAAACTCAAACAAAGCCTTGCCCGCTCCCGGTACAATCCCCTCCTCAAGGGCAGAACGTACCGCACACACCGCGTCATCAACACGGTCATACAGCTCCTTCTGCTCAAGGTCAGTGTTCCCACCAACAAAGATGACACCAATGCCACCCGTCAATGACGCAATACGCTCCAAAATAAAATCTTTGTCAACCTTCTTCTTAGCACCTGCGTGAGCAGACCACAGCTCAGCCACCCTTTCAGCTATAATCTCAGTATTTACCCGAGCCTCAGACTTCAGTATCACCGTCTTGTCACTCGATACAATCACCTTGGCCGCATGACCAAGGCTGCTATAGTTGATATGGCTCAAGTCATCACCCGTCTTCTCGCTGAAATATGTAGCGCCTACACTCAAGGCAATGTCCCGCATCAACTCGTGCTGCTTGTATCCAAAGTTCGGGGGAGGAACAACACACACCTTCACATTCCCCTTCATCACATTTGCCGCAAGCGTGTTCACCACGTTCACATTGCAAGGCGAAATGATAAGCAACTTCTTCCCCTCACTGATAATTGGCTTGAGCACGTTCTCAATCTGTAAGATGTTCGATATCTCCATGTCAGCAACCAAGACCATCACATCCTCAAACACACACTCGTCCTTCTTGTGGTTATTGATAAAAAGCGAAGAGAGATACCCACGGTCGAACTTTAACCCCAAGGTGGTCTCTGAGTACGTGTCAGAGGTTTGGGACTTCTCTACGGTCACTATACCCGTTTTGCCAACCTCCTTGTAAACCTTTGCAATGATGCCACCTATCTCCTTGTCATTGTTCGATGAGATAGTAGCAACGTCAAGAAGCATTGAACTCGATAGTTTCTTGCTGCTCTTCTTTAACTTCTCCACCACCTTGTCCGTTATCTCCACCATATAGCGAAGCACCTGTGTCCGGTTATGTTTCTCAAGTATGTGCTCAACACCACCAAGAACAAGAGACTCCGTAAGCACAATGGCCGTGGTCGTGCCATCACCCGCTGTCGTTGCCGTCCTATCTGCCGCCTCCTTCATCATACGAACCGCAAGGTTCTCCGTGGGGTCTATCAAGTCAACAGCCTTAGCCACCGTGACCCCGTCCTTTGTTACAGTAATACCATGTGTGTGATGCGGTGACTCTATCAGTACAGTGTTGCCATTTGGTCCCAATGTGCTCTTTACTGCACGAGCCATCTTTGTAACACCCCTGATTAACTTGTCCCTGCCTGATGCCCCAAAGTATAAATCCTTTGGAGAGTAACCTTGATTGTCTATCATTTGATTGGATTTAATTGTTAGGCAAATATATACCACCTACACAAGAGAAACAAGAGGATGACGAAATGCCAATCTTCTTCTTCCCTATATATATATATATCCCCTATCTCTTTCTTATTATTTTATTTATTAGAAACTTCTCTTAAAATCGACATAAAAGACATTAATAATAGTAATCAATAAGTTAGCTATAAAAAACCAAACATAAAAACGACAGAGTAATACCGATTACCTATCATAAAAAAAGGAGACTCGTTAGCCTCCCCTTTTGAAACACCAAACTATAACAACTATCACTTCACCATCATGGACCAAATGGCCCCAATCAAAGCCATACAAGACCCAACTATGTCCGCAGAAATAGCATTAGTCAAAACACCATTAGCCACCAAACAACCCCCAACAAAAGTCAGAGCGTGACGAATCAATCCAAGAACTTGCTCTTTGTTTACCATCTTATTTAAAGTTTAGAAATTACTAATCACAACCCTCCTCCATCATCCCACCCATCATCTCACGCATCTCCTCAATAGCGTCAGCTCTCAAAATGGCCTGAACCTGCATATCAATCTTCTGCTCACGCTTCATCTCCTTGACAGCAGCAGCCATCTTCGTAATGCCCATCCGTCCGTCAGGAGCGTCATTAATCAATCGACCGTTCTGAACCTTAAGCCCACCACCGCCATTGCCATAACCCCCTTGGTAAACACTGTTACCTACATTCAATTTCATTTTCATAGTAATATTTTTTTTAGTGCAGAACAAAGATAATCAAAATTGTTAGATGATAGTAGTGTCGGGGTAACCCCCCACTGCACGCGCGGCAGCCCCTCGGGGAAAGTGACTTGCGGACAAAGGGTGGGGGGTCGGTTTTGGTCGCCCCCCTGCGAAATTTTGGCGTTTTCTCCCTGCCGTCTACAGCCCCCCCCCGCCCCCCCCCCCCAGCCCCCGACCCC